CAGCGAAATCGCTTCGTGCATGTGCGTCAGCAATACCGTCGCCCCCAGCGATGCTTCACGCTGCACCAGATCGCGCAGCTCGGCCTCGATCGCAGCACGCACAGCCGGTGTATTCGGCTTCACAGACAGTTGAAATTGAATCGGTTTTGGGATCGGCGCATACACCCCGACAGACGCGGCAACCGGCTTGCGGTCTGGCGCGTTGATGTGGGTGCTGACGGTCGCCACTTCATTCGCATCAGGAATAATCGATGCATCGCCATCGCGCACGAAATACACTTGTACCGTATCAACACCGTCAAGGCCGTTGTAGATCCACGCCCTTGTCACGCCTGGCACTTCCAGCGCCCAGCCTATGTAATCCGCTGCATTTCCTCCGTGTCCGGGGTTCTGCACCCGCTGCAGATAACGGTTGTAAAGTGCGTCGAGCGTTTCGTCGTCAGTACCGCCGCTCATCATGACCAGCACCGCATTCGTATTCACCCCGGTAACAGGGCTGACCAGCGAAACCGCTGTGCCGGGCAACTGGTTGCCCGCCGCGCCAGTCACGACAGCAGCACACGCCGCAGTGGCCGTGCCTGCTGCGGTGATCGTTACATCGTCCGTCGTCGCATATTCAATGCTGTCAGCGGTCTGCACCACGGTCTCAGCCGGGATCAGGCTGCCGGCAGTTCCGGTAAAAGTGATCGAGCCGGTGGCCGACACTGCCGCTTGCTGATACACACCCCACACTTCCGCCCACATCCGCAGCAGAAAGCCGCGTGACCAAGGCAGGCATTGAGAAAGAAACTCACGAATAAAGCCGTACATGCCATGCGAAATGCCAGCCTGCACACGCGCCAGCACATTCAAATTTGAACGACGCAGCCGCGCTGTGGCACCAGGCAATTCGCCTTCGATATCGGCTTCAGCGCGAGTGATCAGGGTGCGCAGATCTGGGGTTTCAAATGCCATCAGATATTCCTCCAGAATTGTTCAAATTGATAAGACGCCACAGCAAAGTCAGGGCGGTGTATCTGCACCGACATTGCCCGTATGCCCGAGCGTGGGGAAAACGTACGCACCACCACTTTCGATGCAATGCCGTCATCGATCAGCCATCGCAGCGCGGCCTCGCCATACTCTTTGTCTTTGATCAGCACCTGATTGAGTTGCTTTGCAGCTTCGTTCAGCCAGAGGTGACTGCCGATTTTGTCGCCGGGGTGTTGATTGAATTCATCCGCCCACCAGCCGCGCGGGTCAGACTCCCCCTGATCGGCATTCGGCAGCACGTCATCTTTCCGCGCACGGCGGTCGGTAAAGAGGGAGATCAACACGGATGTCAGCAAACCGTCGTCATCAGACAAAATCGCCGCATCCAGCGCAAAGTCAGCGCCTTTGGTGAAGTCAAAAAATTTGGTGGCGATATCACTCATGACATTTTCGCTTTCAGGTCATAAACACGGCCACCGTGCGCATCGGCGTGATCATGGTCGTTATAGACTTCACGCATGGCTGACATCGTCATCCCGGTCGAATCACACAAATCACGCACTTCGCCGGTCACTTCCAGTAATGGCACTTCCATGCGTACTTTGGTAGCGGCTTTCACCAAAATCGAACCGTCGCGTTTGAGTGCAACATACTTGCCCAGGTCGTCATACAGGGCGACTTCGCCACCCACCAGCTCAACACGGTATCGGCGATCATCGACACACAGAACGACGGTGTGATCGCGGTTGCCGCCAAGCGACAACAAAATGCCTTCTGCACCCGCAAGTGGCTTAGAGCGAAAACCATATTGCTGAAACACTTCCGCGCCATCGCGCACTTCGCCATCGAGCCCTTTGATCTGTCCTGTAAATTCGTCTTTCAGCAGTGACAGCACAGCCCGGCTGGCGATCAGCCTGATCTTTCTTTGCAAGGGCTCGATCATGCGCATGAGTTCCATCAGCAATCCCCCGACGCAAGACCGGTTTTCGCATCGATCTTTTCGCAGCTGTCGCCATCGAGCTTTTTGCGGGCGTGGTCTTTTGCCGCGCCGCTGCTTTCAACGCCATTGCGACCTTTGATTTTTTCGTTCAGGCGTGTGCCTTTGACGTTGGCCAGTAATTTCAGCGCGCTCGGATGCACCAGTTCGAGTGTCGTCGTGGTGCCGTTTTCGCTCAGATCAAAATGGCATTTCGAGATCAGCAAGTCTTCATGTAAGCCCAGATAGGGCAGATCCACTTCAACCAGCATGTTCGGCTTCCACACCGATTCGCCGTCGGCGGCGCTTTCATCAACATACGTCCAGCCTTGTACCTTCACTGATGCGCGTGTTCCGCGCCCACGCCGCACACTTTGCTCCCACTCTGCCCGGGCTTTTAAAGTCGGGCTGCTGCCGTGCTGCTCGGCGACCACGATCAGCGGTCTGTAACGATCGATAGCAGGGTCTTTCACTGTCGCGCTGCCGTGCGCCACTTTCTCGCCGTATTGCTCAGCATCGCCTTTCCCCTGCCCTTTCACCGTGATCTGACTGAACCGCTCTTTCCAGGACAAATTCAGATCCGCATGCAAGACGTTCTCACCCTGCACCAGCGCGATCGGCGCTTTGTTGGTGGATGGCGTCGTCAGCAGCAAACGGCCAGATCCGTCCGTCGCCACCAATACCGCCCGGCTACGCGCCGCGCGATCAATTGCTTCAAATGCCCGTTCGCCCTCTTCGATGTTGAAACTATCAAAGGCAGCGCCAATATCGACGCCGTTTTCAACCACCACCTCAATACCGAAAGGCTTGGCCAGATCCCGCGCGATGCGGTCTAACTTCGTATTTTTCCATTGCCCTGTTTTATAAATCGCAGCACAGTCAATCAGATCCATCGTCGCGTCACGCCCGCTGACAGCAATACCATGCGCACTTTTATCGAATGAGGGGCGTACAGAATCAACAAAGCCCGTCACGATCGTCATTTCATTGATTTGCAACTCACACGGGTCACCAGGCAAGATCGCCCATTTTTCTGAGGCTTCAGAGAAACGATCCATCACTCCCAGCTCGAATGCACCGGCACATTGTTCAACGCCAGTTTCAGCGCGCAGCGATTTCCAGCCGTAAAAGCTCAAACCACCGATTTTGAGAGACACCACAGGGTTACGCACGGCGCACCTCCAGACTGCGCCCGCCGGGCACAAACAATGGGTGCATCACACTCGCTGGTAACTGGTTGCGATTCACGATGTCGGACGCAAGGCCGCCCGACTCGTATAGCCGATACGCCATCACCCGCGCCGGTGTCGATGCGTTCAGCACCGTAGTTGAGAGCTTGGCCAGATTAGCGCCGCGCTGGGTAATATCCCGCACCATTGCACTACGCAGCGCAGCCATCGCGGCATAGACGTTGTCAGGTGCATCCAGCATCACTGTATCGAGTGCGTCGTATAACACCGTACGCACCTTGACTGATTCTTCGACGTTGTTAAAAGGAATATAGATAGAGGCACGAACGGCCTCAATGACAGCGACACGCCGCACCAGATGCACCAGCGCCGCAATATTCGCGGATTGCTGCAATCTGACTGGCGTAGCAAGTGATGATGTCTGACGCACATAGCCGCCAGAAAATCCCGACATGAATGTGGTACCGCCGGGTGCCACCACCTTGTAAGAGGCGACAGAAACTGTCTTTTCTCCCGGCAGTTTCTCTTTGCCGTAGTTGGTCAGCGTCAACAACTCACGCAAAGGGTTAGATGGTGTCGTCGCACTACCGAACGGCTTTTCTGTTGCCTTGCTCTGCGATGCCGCCACGCGTGATTTTGGTGTTGATCGCTGCGTCACGTTACTCAGTGATCGGGCGCTTGTTTTCGTGTCCTGCACGATGCCCTGCGCGGCTGAGAAATCGAACAAGTTCACCAACGCACGGATCTGCACAGACAGCTCAGTAAAAAGCGCATTCGGCGTGGCGATCAGCCCCATCACATTCGCTTTTAACTGCGCACCAGCTTTAATCAGAGCTGACAGAGGCGAAAGATTAAATCGAATCGCATCCCGAACTTTACCCACCACCGCATTGATATTATTAATTTCATCGACCAGCGATGTTTTTTCCCACGCGGGTGCGTTATCGGTATCAAACTCCGAAGCAAAATCATCCTCAACCGGTGAGTAAGCGTCATCTGCAGCATCTTCAACGGCTTGCTGTGTATCGACAGTAAAGCTGGGCTGAGCAACCTCATCAGACTCAACAAACGTCAGTGAAAATGTCACCATGCCACGGCGATCAATGAAACTCTCGCGCAGCTTGCCCGGCTGTGCTAACGATACCTGCAAGGTGCCAAGCGACGGATGCACCAATGTTCCGGGACCAGGCTCAATCAGCGCCTGAATCAGATCGTCTTTTTGCTGTAAGTAATCATCGCCGATCAGAAAACCTTCGACGACGAATTCAGATGCCTTCTTCCCCATGTCTTCAGGAAACGGCAATTCGCGCATAGGAAATTCATGCACAACCGTACGCCGTCCCACCATCGTCTCTGCATTAGAAACATGGAACGGAACGCCGCGAAAATCGGCCAATTGGAATTCGTCTCGATAGCTCAAAATGACACTCACTATTTTCAGTGAGTGTCATTTTGCTTGTGTCGTCAAGTCAAACGAAGGGGGGGGATTGTGCCGGTCAGGACGAAAAAATCCGCAACACGAGGCTGCGAATATACATCAGGCAACGGGATGTAAAAACGGCAGCACCCGTTGATCCGCTACCTCCATGTTCTCGATCAGAATATCGAGCAACGACGCCATGTACTCTTCAATATTATCGATCGATCCCCGTCTGAGCAGCTGCGACAGCACTGTCAGACTGTGCCGTGAACGCATCAATGTGTTAGCGGTGATATCGAGCACCTCAAACGGGATACTCACCATCGGAACATCACGAAAACTGGAAGAAAAAGGGACGTGCAGAGACTGCTCTGTGGATGAGGTCATG